CATCTGGTAGTAGTAAGAGTTTTCTAGCAACATTAGTTGCTTTGGAATTATTAAACCTAAAAAAGGTTTCTGACTTAATATATATTCGTAGTATAGTTGAGAGTTCAGATAATAAAATGGGATATCTTCCTGGGGATGCAGCTGAAAAGTTATCCCCATATCTAGAACCTTTAATGGAAAAGCTCGATGAGCTATTATGTAAAGCAGATATTACTACATTAATGAAAGAAGGCCGTATAGAAGGTAAACCGACAGGATATCTTCGTGGTCTTTCTTGGAATGCTAAAGCTATTATTATGGACGAAGCTCAGAACAGTACATTTAGAGAGCTCACAACTTTATTAACACGTGTAGGTCAGTTCAGTAAACTATTTATTTGCGGAGACCCGATGCAATCCGATATTAACGGTAAGTCTGGTTTTGAAAAAATGTGCAACGTATTTAACGATGCTGAAAGCCGCGACAAAGGTATACACGTATTTACATTAACCGAAGCAGACATAGTACGTAGTGAAATCGTGCGCTACATAGTAAAAAAGCTAGAATTGTATAACAAGAAAAACTAACTTTTATAACTCAGTCAAGCGCACTGGCGAGAAAAAAATATTTTTTTTCTTAGAGATAAAAATGTAAAAACGTTTACAATACGTAAATAATATTCCCTGTACTAAAACTATGATATTCGACGAACAAATCTCTCGTAAGCCTAATCACTATCCTTGGACAGAGGAATTTATCGAATCCATGCATAATGGCTTTTGGACTCACAAGGAGTTTAGCTTTAAGTCAGATGTGCAACAGTTTAAAGTTAAGTTAAACGATCAAGAAAGAGAGATTATCATTCGTACTTTATCCGCTATCGGTCAAATCGAGGTAGCTGTAAAAACGTTTTGGGCTAAACTTGGCGAAAACCTACCACACCCTGCTTTACAGGACCTTGGCTATGTGATGGCTAATACAGAAGTGATTCACAACAATGCTTATGAAAGATTGCTCACCGTACTTGGCCTCGAAGATGTATTTGAAGAGAACCTTAAATTGGAATGGATTCAAGGCCGTGTAAAGTATCTTAAAAAGTATACACATCGCTATTATAAAGACTCAAAGAAGCAGTATCTATACGCTCTTATACTCTTTACTTTATTTGTTGAAAACGTCTCGTTAATGAGCCAGTTTTATGTTATTAATTGGTTTGCGCGTAATAAAAACGTACTTAAGGATACTGATCAGCAGGTTAAATACACTCGCAATGAAGAGCATATTCACGCGCTAGTTGGTATGAAAGTTATTAACACCATTAGGGAAGAATACCCAGAACTCTTTGATGATGAGCTTGTAGAAAGAATCCTTGCTGAAGCTAAAGAAGCTTATGAAAGCGAAGCAAAGATCATTGATTGGATGATTAACGGTATTAAGGAAGACGGATTAACTGCAGCACATCTTAAAGAGTTTGTAAAAGACCGTATTAACGAATCTCTCAGAGGTATTGGCTTCCCAGAGGTATATGAAACGGATTCTAAGCTTCTCAAAGATACTTCCTGGTTTAACGAAGAATTACTCGGTAATAATATGACCGACTTCTTCCATTCTCGTCCTGTAGAGTACTCTAAAAAAGCACAAAGCTTTTCAGAAGACGATTTATTTTAATAAAAAGTATAGTATAATATATAAAAATGAGTAACAAGAACATTTACTGGTTAAATAGCGACGCGCGCAAATTCCTTGAACGTGGTTATCTCCTGGACGGAGAGACTGCCGAAAAGCGTATAAGAGATATAGCTGAAAAGGCTGAAGAGTATCTTAAGTTAAAAGGCTTTGCAGATAAGTTTGAAAGTTATATGCATCAAGGCTTTTATTCTTTGGCTTCTCCTATTTGGTCAAACTTTGGACGTAATCGCGGTTTACCTATCTCGTGCTTTGGTTCATACATTGACGATGATATGGACGCTATTCTTTATAAGATCTCAGAAATAGGCACTATGTCAAAAGCAGGTGGTGGTACATCAGCTTACTTCGGTAAGATACGTCCACGCGGTGCACCTATTTCATCTGGTGGTGAATCTACTGGTGTACATCACCAGTTAACCGTATTTGAAACTTTAACAGATTATATTTCACAAGGTAATGTACGTAGAGGTTCATTTGCTGCGTATTTACCTATCGATCATAAAGACATTGAAGAGTTTTTAAAGATTAGAAGTGAAGGTGATGACATTCAAAACCTTTCTATTGGTGTTTGTGTAACCGACGAATGGTTAAAGTCTATGATTGAAGGCGATAAGGAAAAACGTCGCATTTGGGGTTTAGTTATTAAGAAACGCTTTGAATCTGGTTATCCTTATATCTTTTTTACTGATAACGCTAACAATCAAGCACCACAAGTATACAAAGATAAGAACATTAAGATTAACCAAAGTAATCTCTGTACAGAGATTATGTTATCAAACGATAACGAAGAGTCGTTTGTATGTGATTTATCTTCACTTAACTTTGAGCAATGGGACAACTGGAAGAATACTGATGCAGTAGAAACATTAGTATACTTCCTTGATGCTGTAATGACCGAGTTCATTAATAAGACTGAGAAGATGAAGTTCATGGTACACCCAAGAAACTTCGCTATTAATCAGCGAGCACTTGGTATTGGCGCTCTAGGTTGGCATACATATCTTCAGTCTAAGATGATCGGGTTTGAAACGATGGAAGCAAAGCTACTCAATACTCAAATATGGAGCTTTGTTCGTAAGAAAGCAGATGCTGCTACAGCACAAATGGCTGTAGAATACGGGGAACCACCTTTACTCAAGGGCTATGGTCGTCGTAATGTAACTACATTAGCAGTAGCACCTACTACCTCCAGTTCGTTTATTCTCGGTCAAGCTTCTCCTTCAGTAGAGCCTCTTAACTCTAACTACTTTGTTAAAGATCTAGCTAAAGGTAAGTTTACGTATAAGAACCCTTATCTCGAAGCTTTACTCGAAACAAAGAAGAAGAACACTGAAGCTGTCTGGAAGTCTATACTTGTAAAGGGTGGTTCAGTACAACATCTTGAGTTCCTTACACCAGAAGAAAAAGGTGTGTTTAAGACGTTTGGCGAAATCAGTCAAAAGGAAATAGTAATTCAGGCTGCTGCTCGTCAAAAGTATATCGATCAAGGACAATCATTAAACTTAATGATTCCGCCTAGCACTAAACCAAAAGACGTTAACGAACTAATAGTATTTGCTTGGGAGAACGGTATTAAAAGTCTTTACTATCAACGTTCAGCTAACCCAGCTCAAGAACTTGCTCGTTCAATATTAACCTGTTCGACTTGCGAATCGTAAATAAAATATATTGAATATTTAAACAACTTCAACTCAAAATTATAGTATGAGAGTGAAAAGAGATTTGGCAGTAATATTGTGTCATTTTAATTGGTGCAGTTATAACCGCCCGGTTCAAAATTTAAACAGGTTCTTAAGACAAATGAAAACTATGAACATACCTGTTTATGGAGCTGAAGCTTCTCTTACCGGTAATTTTGTTACAAAAGATTTTCCAAATTGGAAGCATATAAAAGCTAGTGAAAATAATATAGCTTTTCAAAAAGAGGCATTACTAAACGTCGCTGAAACTATAGTACCTGAACAATACACAAAAATAGCCTGGATAGACCATGATCTTCTTTTTACTAATTTAAACTGGTACGATGAAGCTTCTGAAGCATTAGATAAGTTAAATTTAATACAACTATTTAAAGATTGTTATTGGACTGACATACAGGGTAATATAGAACGACACGCCCACGCTATTTTATCTGTAGATAATTTGACCAACAAGCATGTTAATTATAAGAAATATTGCGGTTATATAAATTCTCAAAATAAGTTAAATTTACAACAACCTTTAAATTTAATACCCGATGATCCTCTTTATAATGCTCCTGATGAAATATTTGCAAGTAGATACGATAAAAGCTTAAACGAAACTATAACACCTGTATACCATAATATATATCATTGTGGTTTTGCGTTTGCTGCTAACAGATCTTTATGGACAAGCGGTATCAAGCTTTATCCATACTATTTATTGGGAGGAGGGGATGTAAGTTTAATCTTTAATGTGATTAGTGAAGATACAGATTCAAAAAATGTTAAACAAGCAAACTATCAGGCTGCTCAATCGTTTGAACCTTTTTTAAAATGGACACCCGCTTTTTACAGATATATTAATAAAAAAACCGGGTATATAAGTGGTAGCGTGTATCACGAATATCATGGGTCAAAGTCGTGTCGTAAACATGGCGTGAGACAAAAACTTATTGATGAACATAATTTTGATCTTAATAGCAATTTATATTTAAATAATGGATTGCTAGAAATAAAAGATAAGCACTTTGTTAATGTGTTAAAGCAATATTTTGAAAGTCGTAAAGAAGACAATTAGTTGCATTTTTTAATGTTTTTAATATAATTATTATTGCTATGAATAAACTAACTAACTACAACCCTAGCACATATCGTAATCCATTCTCACTCTTAGACACTGTCTTAGAGAGGGAATTTAACCATCCTCTCTTTTGGGGGGATGTTAGCCGTACAGGAGATACTGTTCGGTTTAAAGAAGGGGATGAACTCACCGTAGAGGTGGATCTTCCCGGTGTATCCAAAGATAAAACAAATGTTACCATAGAAGGTAGAGTGGTAACGATCGAAGGCACTCGCAAGGTCATCCATAAAGGTGGCACGCAAGAAGAAACCTTTAGTCGTAGCTTTACTGTAGGTAATTCGTTTAACTTGGATAAAGCTTGCGCTATTCAAACGGATGGTGTATTAACTCTCACCTTTCCAAAAAATAAGGTAGAGAACGGCGGCAAGAAAGTTATTGCTGTTCATTAATCATTATTGGCAAGGATACGGGGAGAGAGCAATCTCTCCCCTTTTTTATTGTAAGTATCTATATGAAAAAGTATTTTGTAATAGTGTTAGCATCCTTATTTTTTACAGGGTGTGTGGGGTTTCCTAAGTTTGGTTTCAAATTAAACCCTGATAAAGTAGACACTAATACTTCAGCTGCTGCTGTAGTTAAGGCAGAAGATACAGTTAAGCAAGTTGATCAAATAGCTGAAGCTAATAAAAAAGTCGACGACGCACGCAATCAACTAGAACTACAATATGCAAAGTTTAGAGCTGACTTACAAAAAGCGTATGACGATGCTAAGAAGAAGGACGATGAAAACTTTGCCAAAATCGGTTCTTTAGACTATGGCATTTATATAGTTACACAAGAAAAAAAGAAACAAGACATTAACACACTTGTAGCGCATTTAAGAGCAAAAGAAATTTTAGCTCGAACCGATAAACTATCTGTAGAAGATAAAGCAAAAATAGCTAAAGAGGTGGATGATGAAAAAACTAAAACAATCGATCAACTGTATGAAAAGTATAACGCAAGTGTAGAACTAGCTATTAGTCAAAAAGCTGACTTAGACAAAGCTGAAGCTCTTATAGAACAAAAAGAAAAAGAAAAGCAACAGATTAGAGAAGAACAACGCTTAACACTTAACAAGTTAGAGACAGATCAAAAAGCTCAATTAGAAAAAATTAAAAAAGATACTGCAGATCAGGTTGAAATAGCTAAAGCAAATCAAAAAGCAGAAATGCTTGGTTATATTATTAAAGCTTTAGTAGGTGTTGGTATTTTATTTTTAATACTTGCAGTATTACTGAAAAGCATTACCTTAGGTATCGGGTGCATAGCTTCTTTAGGACTGGCTTATGTAGCTGCTACTATACCAATGTGGGTAGTGAGTACAGTGATAGGTGGTTTAATATTGTTAATGCTAATTAACGCACACTATAAAGCTGTTAAAGATAAACTTACGAAGCAGGTGGTAGCGGTGGAGCAGGTTCCGAAACCTCAATAACCTCGTTAGTTACATTAACGGTTTTAGATTTAACTTTGCCTGTTAGCTGAGCAATCATTTCTTCTCGAGTAGCTACTAGTATATTGGTATTGCCTTGAGGCAAGTTAAGGTACCCGTCATTCTTAAGACGCTGTATTTCTTTCTTACCTTCAATATCAAGTTTTTTAAGATTTTTATTAGCTTCAGTCTTTTTATTCTGTAAATGTATTTTATTAATAGTTTCTATTGCACCAGCACCAGCAGCAATAAGACTTGCTAGACTTGCCATTTGTTCTGGATCCCCAGTCGCGGCAACTACTTGTTGTAAATCTTTAACGCTCTTTACACTTAAAGTGGCTAATTCTGCAGAGTTCTTTAATATAAAGTCTTGAATGTCTTGCTCTGTTTTAGGCACTTCAACTTTAACTTCTGGTTCAATATCCTTTGCGTAATCTTTACCAGCCATTTCTCTATCTTCAGAGTTTAATCCTGCAATAAAACTATCTATTTGATTTATTACATTTTGATTATCCGATGCTGTATTATCCGGTAAAGGCGGTTGATTCACAATAATATTTATGGCAAGTCTTGATTTATCAATATTATACGTT